GCAGTACCGTCTGCCATTAGCCCAGAGAAGTAAACTCCGTCAGCTAACCCATGAACTGTTTCACCTTCTAAATGACTTAAATCAGCAGGGCCTGTTGTTGGAGAGTTAGGTACTGTCACATGCGAAGATTGTACTATTCTTACAGAAGAGTCTGAGTACCAAGGGTAGTCATTCTCATCGGTTGAGGTATTATCTAACAGGACATGCTCGAAATCATCTCCCATTTTCTCTAAGTATTTTGCGGTAGACCCATCCACTGTCCTATTAATTAATAGCCATAGATCATCGAAAGTTGAATTGGAATTAGGCAGGGTAACGATCCCCCTGATAACTACATCAGTCCCAGAAATGGGGTGGTAATGCCAAGCAGCTATTCCTAGCCCGCTATCCAAACTTATTGCCACTAACTTACCTGTGGATAGTAGTATCCATAAAATACCTCTGGACCCCTGCCAAACTAGTTTTTCCATTCTGGTACTTTTAAAGGCATCTGTACTTGATAGCTCTCTAAACAATATCTGGTCTGACAAGGTAGTTAATTCTGCTGTACTTAATTTTTCACTTTCAGCAGAAAAGGTAGTTTGTACTAATCTCTTCCCATCATTAGTTATGAATATGATAAAATCTCCAACTTTAACTGCATTGAGATCCCCTCCTGTACTACCTTGATTTTGTACTACTTTATTACTGGGGCCGAATATCCCTTCTACTGGGGATACTGTCATTTCTGCTGCGGTTGTACCAAGATACAAAACATCTCCACCTACCATCCATCTAACTTGGTTAACTTCTGTACTATATGGTATGAAGGAGAAAGCGTCAGTAGCAGCAACCGCCCCGAAATAATTTGTTGTTGACACATCTGTTGTAGCATCCTGAACTAACTTAGCTTGCATCATATGGAATAAATTACCTACTACTGAACAAGTGACTAAGTCTGGGTTTTGTGTGGCACCCGAAAATATAAATCTCTGTTGGTAGAGTGTAGCACAACTAGGCCATCCTTGATAGTCACTCCACGCTGACTCACTCCAATCATAAGTAGTCGGTGCTGGATCAGTCATATCTATATCTACGGTGGCATTTGCTTGAGTTACTAACCCAGGTGTCAGAGTTGCTATCCAGTCAGTACCATCGTCAGCTATTCCTTTCTCTGTTCCCGCATTAGCTAATGCTAAAGTAGTTGCTAGTTGAATTTCGTTAGCATCAACTTTTATGATATAATATTTAGTACCACTAACCCACCCATCAGGTATGGTACCCGAAACTGTTGTTAAGGTTACTTCATCCCCTGTTTCATAACTATGCGTATCAACACCGTAATCTATTCCATTGGAAGCGTTAGCAACATCTGCTGTTACCGCAGTATATTTATAGGTTGGGAAAAATGTGATATGGAAAACACCAGTAAGGGTGGCATCACTTAGTTTGAAATAAGCCCCAACATGTTTAACAGGATCGAAGAAGGGTACTGCACCCGCCGAAGCATCCTCCATAGCTACCTGTATGGCTCCGGTATGGCTGCTGGGGTTTAGTTGCTTACCTTCATTAATATTTGAATCTAAATAAGGGAAAGTATGGAATTTATTATCCAACTCATCCATATACATACCACTTTCAAAAGTATTAATGGCGGTTCTTTTAATTACGAAAGGGGGTATCTCCCCAGATTCATGGGTAAAAAATACTATATCCCCAGATTGTATTGTATTAAAAGTATTTTCATCCCCAGAAATAACAACTATATTAGGAAATACTATCTCATCAGTTGCAATTAGAGTCCCACTTGTATTGTATACTTTGTATGTCAAGTTAGAAACATCAAAAACAGAAAGTACTATTATATAAACCTCAGATCTCGAGAACTTAAATTTATATAAACCTAAAGTAGCTGCACTAGTTATATCTTTAATGAATCTAGTACCAGGACGTTTACAAAATCCGCCAGACTTATAAGGAAGGAAATTCCTCATTTCTAATAAACCGTTGGCATATTCTTTGAGGTCGAAACGACCACGTAACTTCGGACTTAATTCTCCCGAACTACAATTATTTTGTGAGGTGGTAAATTTAGCCACTATAACCTCGCATCTAAGAATGTATCTATCTCATAATCCTCTGGTTTAGTGCTTTGTGAATCTAAACATCTAGCGTCTGAGATATACCTATCAGCCTCTATTAATAAACTCTCTTTTTGAGTAGTATTATTGTTTAAAGAATACGCTGCATATGCCGCTAAAGTCAAATAATAAGCCTTATTAAAGTTAGGAGTAAAGATAGATTCGTCCTCTTCATCTACTATATAAATAAGGTTCAATTCTGCTTCATCTGATAACATATACCTACCTTCTGTTTCAAAGGTATAGCCATAATATTCTCTAACGAAACTAAGATAATCAGTAGGTAAGGCATATCGGTAAGTATACTGGAATACTGGGGCTGTTGGAGTTAAGGTAAAAGTACCCGACCCAGCTGTAGTAATATCCACATATGTTACCCCAGCAATAGCGAGTGTCCAGGTTGTGGCTAGTTTGATCTCGTATGCATCAACCCTAATAACATAATAAGTAGTCCCATCAACTAATCCTGCTGGAACTGTACCAGCAACTAGTGCAAAAACTACTTCATCCCCAGTCTGGTAACTATGTGCATCAGTCCCCCAATCTATTTCATCTGAGGTAGGGATAACTTGTTCTGCTGTGACCGCAGTAGTTCTGCCGCCAAGCTTCACTCTTTTGCGAGCAAATGTCCATTTACCTAGCTCTAAAACTTCCTTACGGATAGGGGACATAAGGTCATTCATCAGAATAGCACGTTTAGTATTATCTGATAACGCATCAATTTTCTCAGCACCTACAAGATGTAGTGCCATATTAGCAAGTTCTAATTCAGTCATAATAAACCCTTATTTAAAGGGCCTAGTTTCCTAGACCCTAAAGAAGAAAGATGTATCAATCATTGACATATTGCACGACGATCGTAAGAACGGCGTCTAACACATTGTCATCCATGACAGCTGTGAATGTAACTGAAAGTTGAGTCTCTTCGGCGAATCTTTTAAAAACACCTGGTTGTCCTGCTGTTAAAGTACCTAGTACCGCTTGTCCACCACCATCTTGTGTGGTCATGAAACCATCAGCATCAGCTGCGTCAACTTCGTCCCCGTTAGCATCAGTATTTCCCAACCAACCTACGGTATACGTACCAGTTGCCCCGAGGCTTTTATTAGTACTAACTGAAACCCCAACAACAATAGAGTCTGCAGGAATCTTAGGTCCGTAAACAACATCACCGGAATCTAGTCCAGCAGTACCAGCTGCGTCAACTAGAGTAATTCTGTCGATAACAGTTCTGACTTTACCAGTCTGCTCCCCTTTAGGAAATTTAGTTTCTGGAACAGTTCTCTCAGCACCAGTATGGTTATCCATGTAATATGTAGTCATTATAAACTCCTATTATTTAATTATTATTGCACCTCGTAGCATAAAACTTCTACTACTTGGTTTTCTTCCATTCGTACTGCACCAACATTTACAGATCCATATACTTGCATACTGTAATGAAGTTTAGGCATTTCTGTTATTTTACCTTTTACTTCGCTACCGATTGAACAAATCACAGATTTCTTGTTAGTAAAAGCAAAACATCTACGTGTGGTAGCTGCTGTTGCTGTACCTGTACCAGAACCAACTACTCCGGTTACTGCATTATAAGAAACATCTTCCGATAAGAAAGGTAGCAATTCAGTTCTTACAAAAAGGAATCCCATGAATCGTCCAACTTCGCCATCAACTAGAGCTTTAATAGCCGCATAGTCAGAGTTAGTTGTTTGGGTAGTTCCTAGAAGATTGTCAGCTTGCTCAGCTGCGAAAGCAAAAACTACATCTTCATTATCTGCAATAGCTTCATTCTTCTTAAACTTCTTTCTTACTGCCCGCAATACTGGAACATTAAGCCCAACACCAGTAGTAGTAGTGCCGTCAAAGCAAGCTACTTTGTTAGCATTTGCTAGAGTATAAGAGGATGCTCCACTTCTGCCGCCGTATGCTGTACCAAGAGCACCTGCAATGATAACTTCATCAATAGATCTACCAAGGGCAGAAGCTATCGAAACAGCATATTCATTTTCGATGTTCATAACTGTCTTTAATTTGTCATCTTCATCTACCAAGTCTGAATCAAAATAAGTTTGAGTTGACACTCTACGTCTTGTGTGTGGTGTGTCTTGATAGGTTACTTCGGAATGCCGGCCTGTCTTTAATCTTGCCGTTTTCTTCCCGATGATATCATAATTTTTTGTTTCGGCATCTTGAACTTCTTGCCGACAATATGCTCTTAACCGTGAATTTTTTTGTTGTGCCAGATGCATAACATTCGCAGAGAACATATCAACCATTGCTGTGGTGATTTGTACGCTCATATTAATCTCCTAATAAGTTAGTAATAAAAAATTTTTAGTTTCTGGCGAATGATTTTCCCGAGGGGTCTTTCTAGAATAAACTTTGAAAGGGTCAGAATTGATTATCCTAATTTATTCTTATGTTTAGGATAATCAATTCTAATGTGCAATGCAAGTATTATTTTCTATGTTTTGCCCTAAGTTCATATAATTTCATCATATCAGCGGAAGCATGTTTATGCTCTGCGTGATTCGCATCATGGTACGCATGGCTAGAATCCCCCATTATTGCTGCTATTTGCCTCTCTACATCGTTAGGTGTCATTGAGGTATTACCCTCCCCTCCGAATGTTCCTTCCTTGAATAATTTTGCTCCTATAGTTCCTAGAATTTTTAAAACCACTGGATTGTCTCCGACCGCTGGATCTTCAAAAGCTGCCATAAGTTGCTCATCTTCACTAAAGTATTCCGCTATAACTTCTTTAGCTGCAACCACTCTAGAGTCATACGCTCCGCCCCACTCCTTTTTTAAGGCAGTGAAACTCTCTTCCTGTATTCTTTGTAACTCAGCAGTTTCCGATTCTGTATCTACC